ATTATTGTTGGTGCAGTCCTGTTGTTTACAGGTTCTGCAAGTGCGGGTGATACTTTCGGTGCAAGCCTTAAGCCCAACCCAAGCCTAACGATTTTCGGCCAAAAAATTTCTTGGCCAATTCCCTCGCTTTGTTTGGGGGCGAAGGCTGGAGTAACCCCGGATGCCAGCGTGTCTTCCGATGGAGTGAAGTTTAAAATACCTTACTTTGCCCTCGATATTCCTTTCCCCACGTTGACCCTTGGAACCAAGTCTAACAGGGTAGAGCTAAAGTTGGGTGAAGTTAACACGAGTAAACAGTAACAGAGGTTTCATTAATATCATGCCTGATGCTAAAAAATCTGTGGCGGTGGTAAACGAAACGGTTAAGAAACCGGGATATAAATCCACCGAATTCTACATGAGCATGGCCGCTGTAATCATAGGGGCGGTTGCTTCTTCTGGAATACTGGAGGGAAGCGACGGGCTAACAAAAGTTGTTGGCCTGATCATGGCTGCGTTGGTTGCTCTTGGTTACACGGGTTCTCGTTTGACCCTCAAGAAACTGGATGCCCAGAATGGTAACGGCACTAATAACAATTCTTAGAGAGATACTGAATTTGTTGTGGAATGAAGCTACTGAACCTGTTAAGGCTGCGGTTGCCCCTGTTGTTCCTCGTAAGTTGCGGGATGCTTGGGACAAACGGATGCTTGACAAGTGGAAAGAGAGTAGTATTCATTCCGACGAGTGACACGCTGGTTCGTTTAGGACCGAATGTCACGGGCCGAGTCTATTACTGGGACGGCAAAGAGTGGGAACTCTCTAGAAACAGAGTCACTCTGCCTGAAGGGTGGTTAGCTGGGCCGCTAGATTTGCCCGAAGGGGACGCTGAATAGCCTGTTACGACAGATAACTTGACGGCAATCCATAAGGGATTGTGTGTATGAGTAAGCCTTAGTGAGTGCTAGGGCTGTTTAAGTTATTAACAACGTAATAAGAAAGGTTATACTCTAATGGCAGCGTTAGATAGTCTATTCCAAGCCGGTAGCGGCTATGGTGGGCGTTTAGGTTCCGATAAATGGGCCGCAAACTCCACCGCACTTTTCCTCAAGAAGTTTGCAGGAGAAGTCATGACGGTATTCGATCAAAAGAATATCATGAAGCCCCTTCATACGATCAGAACGATCACGAAGGGGAAATCGGCGCAGTTTCCAGTAATTGGTACTGCGGCAGCGGATTATTACAGCCCCGGTGAAGACATCTTATCAGTAGATGCCACGGGACTTGGTGTGAGTGGGGGTTTAAACGCCTTCAAACAGACCGAAGTGATGATCCACATCGATAAGGTTTTGATGTCCTCGACATTCATTGCCTCTGTCGATGAGTTGGTAAACCATTATGACGTCCGTTCGCCTTATACCCATCAACTGGGTGAGGCGTTGGCCAACAAGTTTGACAAAAATGTCCTACAGGTTGCCATTAAGACGGGTGCTCAAGGAGCGGCGGCAGGCTACGAAGAGTCGGTTGGCGCATCTACTGGTGGTGCTGCATCGTTAGGTTTGTTACCTCTCGCTGAGTGGATTACAGGTCAAACCCCCAAGGGTTCTGTAGTTTATTCAAAGAAGGCAACAACGGACGCTGATGCAGAGATGAACGCAAACTCCTCCTATGCGACTGACAGTTCTGTCAATGCGTTAAGGCATACGCCTAGTGCGGACGCACTTCGTAAGGCTCTTTTTGAGTCTGCACGTTTGTTGGATGAGAAGGATGTTCCTTCGAGTGATCGTTATGCTATCGTGACGCCTAAGATGTATTATGAATTAGTTAATAATACATCTGGGACTGATATATTATCCTCATCAATCCATAAGGATGTTGGTGGTGAGGGTTCGATTGCTGCCGGTACGATTGTCCGTGTGGCTGGTATTACCATCCTCACTAGCAATCACTTGCCAAGTGCTGACGTTACCACCGATCCAAACCAATGGGCCGGTGCGTCTGATGTGCTCAACAACTACAAGCTAAACTACTCGCATGTTGCGGGTCTTGTTTTCCAGAAAGGTGGCTTCGGAACTCTGAAGCTAATGGACCTGACAATGGAATCCGAGTACCTCATTGCGAGGCAGGGTAACTTGTTTGTTGCCAAGTACAGCATGGGTCACGGGCCGTTACGTCCTGAGTCTGTTGTGGTTTGGTCCGATGGGACTCAACCTGACAGCAGGGCTGATAACAATCCCGCTTCCTAATTAATCAAGGGGACCCCCAGATTTCTGGGGGTCCTCTCTTTTAGAAATCATGGCTAGTTACGGAGCGTTTTCATCGAAGCTAGATGCGGTTAACACCATGCTGTCCACCATTGGGCAGGCGGGGGTTAACCAGTTGGAGGGGGCCGTGGGTGAGGCCCTTGATGCGAGTAACATTCTGGATGAGGTCAGCAAGGCTGTTCAGACAGAGGGCTGGCATTTTAATAAATATTATGATGTGGAACTGGTGCGAGGCTTGGAGTTTCTCACGGTGTCCGCAGGAGGAACAACCACGGTGACTGTTCCAAACAGCAAACCCCATTACCTTGTGAAGGGGGAATCAATTACAATCGACAGCTACTCAAGAAAGGTAGACAGCGTGACAGATGCGAGCACGTTTGAGGTGGACTCTGCTGTCTCCGGTTCAAAGATGTTCTATGTCAAGAGGATTGGAACCCCGATCACAGCGTTGAACGTTGACTTCTCGACTTACAGAAACCCCAGCTTGGACCCCGTAGTGCGGGGAAGATTTCTTTATGACAAGGCGAACAATACAAATGAATTTACTGCAACTGTTAAGGCTATCCTAACCTACTTGATTCCGTTTGAGCAGGAGGAGGCAGGAGGTCAGGCTCTTCCTGAATATGCCAGAAGGTTTGTCACCATGAGAGCCGCACGGGTCTTTGCCCAGCGACATGTGGGAGACCCCACTCTGATTCAGATAGCTTCTAAAGAGGAACAGGATGCGTATGCCCAGTTTCTTGCGGCCGAAACAGAAAATGCGGATACAAATATATTTCAGAGTCCGCTGGCCTATTACACGGTAGCACGAAACACCACAGCACCTATTGCCACACTCTATAAAGTCTGATGCCCTATACGAAGTATGCCATCACAAGCCTTTCACAGGGGGTCAGCCAACAAGCAGAGTCCCAGCGTCACCCTTCGCAGGCTGTTGAGCAGATCAACGGGTACTCCTCTCACATAAAGGGGCTGGTCAAGCGTCCACCAACCAAACATTTAAATAGTATTGACGTCCATCCCGATGATGCGACATCCAGCTTCCTGCATATTATTAACAGGGACGAGCAGGAGCAGTATGCGGTGGTAATCAATAAAAACCTACGGCTGGAGGTTGATTTAGGAAACCCGCAGAGTGCTGCTTGGTACTTCTCCTACCAAAACCCGGATGAATCTGATTCCGCTTTGGTTTCTAATGGTGAACTGATTTCGTTTTTTATAGAAGGACTTTTAGACACCTTCAATGGTATCAAGACAGGTACGGACTATTACATAGTCAATACCTCTGTTGATACTGGCACGAGTCCCGATACCCACAAGTTTCAGGTGGCCACAACAAGCGGTGGGACGGCCCTGACGGTAGGACAGGTTCAGCTTACTGATGCTGAGTTTGGTGCTACTGATGACCAGTATAAAGCCGGTCTCCTTATTGAGTCTGTAAAGGTAACGGACAACGCTAACTCGGAAATTGATGGTAGCTGGATTGATGGGGTTATAACCGTTCGCTTTCAATCAGTAACATCTGGAATAGGTCATACCTATGTGGAGGGGGACGAGATTCATATTAATGATTTGTCTGGGCTGTCCCGTTACTTGGTAAAGAGCGGAGGCCCAGCGTTCCTCACCAAGAAAGCACCGGACGATACAACCATCAAAACCATAGGTGGCGATGCTTTGTCTACAGGTGAGACAGCTAACAAGTTCTGGCTTACTGGCCCAAGTGATAATTATTATCAGGATGGACCAAGCAACGGAGCCTCTGGTCTTGTTGGTTGGACACAGCTTGGAGATGGCAGTATTGCTTATGATTCTGGCACGGACTTAGGTGCTCTTGAGTGGTCCTTGGATGATTGGTCTCTGGACATCGAATATGGAACCCTTAGTGCTGCGAGGGCTGCTACCTTAAAGCCGGGACAACTTGTTAAGCTGGGTAGTCATCATAAGAATCAACGTGCCATCATTAAAAGCGTTACTGCTGGTGCAGCGGGAACGGGTAAAATAGTTCTCATCCCTTCGACTACGCAGACTCAAGCTTCTGCTGGTATAGAGAAGTATGATGCTAACGCAAACGGAACAGGAGACTATTTTGATGCGTGGAGTGATGAGGATAATATTATTAATCTTTGGTTCTGGTCCCGAAAGAGTGACTACAGCACCAGATGTCCCGATGAGCTTGACTACAGGGAATCAGCTTCAGGAGATAACACGACTGACGGGGAGTATGCTTGGATTGGGACGGATGATGTAACGTATACAGCCTTTCAATCCAAGAAGGGGTCCGGTCCTTTTGTTTATGATCTTCAGACAGGCGCAAAGATTCCTTTAGCCGGGGATATCGACCAACGTGCCTTGCAATATCTCATGGATATTGATGATCCCTCTTCAGATTTAAGGGCGGTAACCGTAGGTGACACCACTTTCCTTCTCAATAAAACCATCTCAGTACGAGACTCTTCATACGAACCTTATCCTGAATACAAAAGCAATCAGGCTTTCCTGACGATTATGCAGGCTGACTATGGCAAATATTACAGGGTGTATGTGGGCAAAGAGACTGTTACTTTAGATGCTGCTGATCCAAACGATGTTGTGGCTAAAAAATCCGAGACATTCTTTTACGGCAATACCGCTGGGAACGATCTCCCTCGCAAGGTTGTAAAAATTCGGGCAAAAAAACTAGGGTTCGAGTGGAATAGGTTTGAGTTTCGTTTGGCTCAGAACTGGTATGGTCACGGACAGGACGGAAATTCCAGCAAAACAAAAGGCTGGTGGGATTATAAGGGGTCATACGATGTTCCACCGGGAAAGGAAGCTAGAAAGGCTAAGTCGAAGGACCCCCAAACCGCTTGGTATTGGCACGGTTTTCACAGGGATGTCCTTAACTTGGAGAACACCAAGCAAGCTGGAAGGGACAACATGGAACCTTTTCAAGATGTCAAGCGACATGTGCATAAGAACTTTAGGGCAGCGATAGATTGTTACAGAGACCCGGAAGAGTTTGTCATGTGGGTGAACTTTCCTTGGGCAAAACACGGTGGGGACTATAAAAATAAGCACAAGGCTACCACCACGGTAACAGAACTGGTTACCTACGCGAACAGTCTTGCTGAATTCAACGAAAACTGGGAGATGCTTCCTTGTGACGAAGCAGGGCTGGTGGAAGGAGAGGCTGGGTTTGATTCTGATACGGTGGTGGGGCATGACGATGAGGATTGGCACTTTTTAAAAATAGAAGTACATGCCGATTTTATATCGATGTCGCAATCGGAATGGAGTTGGGGAGACATGACTTTTGGGCGTGATACCGAATACTATGGTGGAACCGCCGCCTCTCCGTGGGCCTATAGCCATCTGGTAGGAGGTTGGTTCTGGACTTTTATTTTTGTTCCGGGGTTAGTGACCCGAACCCTCGCCACAAGTGGAATGACCTTTCAGTATTTAAATAGAAGCCTAGCATACACTACTGATGGTCGGGGAACAGTTCCAGTTACGGAGTTTTCTCCAAAGAGAACGGTTTATGATGGGGAATTTTATTATAAATCTCCTCGATGGACAGGAGAGAAAGATGATCAAGCACCTATTGGAACTCAACGCATAGCAGAAGCATTATCTAGTGACGCAATAATCATTAATGGCGGTAACAAGAAAGTTGACAATGATGGTGCGCTTGTAAATCGCGGCATTGTTGTCCCCAAGAAACCTGATGGGCGTCCTATTGTGGACGGACTTTATCACGCTGACATGGAAGAGGAGGCTATCGGGTTAGACGCTTTTGGTGGGGGAGTGAGAAGAGCTTCAGGTGACCATGAGTTTCTTTCCGGTGCTGAGAGGCCGTGGGACATTCGGCAAAGAGGTAACGTGGTGGCCATTAGACACCCGGAAAATATTAAATTTGATATCACCGTGGATGATGACATGGGTGGGAACGGCTTGACCCTGACTTATACTGAAGTTTCTGAAGCATCCAAGCTCCCTGAAATATGTCAGCACGGCCATGTGGTCCGGGTTGTTGGCGATGCACGGGAGGAGGCTGATGACTACTACTTGAAATTTCATGGTAATAATCCCAAAAACCATGATTTGCAGAACGGAACGTGGAAAGAATGCTTGGGTTATGGGCAAAAAGCAGCGTTTGATCCGAGAACCCTGCCCGTCGTATTGACAAGAGAATATGATGCAGACGGGAATAGGTTTTTCTCTTTAAAACTAAGCCCGTGGAGATACCGACAGGCTGGAGATAATCAAACCAATCCTTTCCCCTCGTTCACCCACAAACCTCTTACTGATATCTTTCTTTATAAGAACAGGCTTGGATTCCTGTCAGGCGAGAGCGTCATACTTAGTGAATCAGGCGAACACTTCAACCTGTTCAGGTCAACCGTCGCTGCGCTGCTGGATACCGCTCCCATCGATGTTGGTACGTCAACCACCGCAGTCTCCAAGCTGAACCATGCGATCCCCTTCTCCAATCAGTTGCTTTTGTTTAGCTCACAAGCCCAGTTCGCCCTCACGGGAGAGCCTTTCTTTTCCCCAAAGACAGTTCAACTGGCTACCACCTCGAAGTTTGAGAATTCTGTGGTAACCAAACCCATAAACGCAGGCAGCATGATATTCTTTACCTACCCAAGGTCTGAATTTGGGGCTGTTTCTGAATACTTTGTTTCCAAGGACCAGATAGAAGCGATGGAATCCAGAGACATATCTGCTCACATCCCGAAATACATATCGGGCAAGGTGATTTCAATGGCTTCCTGTCCAGAGGAAAAGGTACTTGTAGTTTTAACTGATGATTCAACTCAGGCTGTTGTTTATATTTATAAATATTTTCTAGATGCTCAGGGACAGAAGACCCAATCAGCATGGTCCAAGTATGTTGTAGGCGACAGCGACGATAAGATTCTGGCCCTTCGATTCATTGCCAACACGCTTTATCTTGTTATCAAGCGAAACGATCTGGTGGTAATAGAATCCCTAGTCTTTGAGGATGACCAGAAAGATACGGGACTTGATTATCAGGTCCTTCTGGATAGGCGACAGTTTATCGATGGTACAACAGCCTCGAATGTTACCTATGACTCAAACACAGGCATCAGTTCTGTAACACTTGACTACACACCTACTGCCAAGGAGAAGGTTGAGGTGGTAACGATTGCTGGTGGAAGGCATCCGACTGCAACCTTAACAACAGATGTTGCGACGTTTGCGGGGGTCAATCTCAAGGCAACAACGTTTTTCATAGGTCAGCCTTATGATTTTAAATACACGCTCTCTCGTCCACACCTTAGAAAGAACACAGGAACCGGAGGTCGAGGGGTCCTCTTGGGTGGGAGATTCCAGCTAACAAGGGGAACCCTAGAGTTTTCAGGAGCTAAAAAGTTTGATGTCAAGGTCACACATTATCCACAGGATGTTACCACCACGAATAGTTACAGCTTTACTGGCGTTGAGTTGGGGTACGCATCAGCAGTTATAGGAGCAGACACGCTGTCTGAAGGGGCGTACACCTTTGGTATCATGGGTAGGAACGACAGGATTTCAATAGACATTGAGAACACCTCGCCCTACCCCGCAGATTTTCTTAGCTTTGACTATGAAGGAAACGTCTATTCAAGAGGAGCGCGTTGGACCGGATAAGAAACGTTGGGATTACAAAGGATTATATGTTGAACATAGTTCCAAAGCAGATGTTTTACATGTTGAGCGACACTTGCGGAAAGCTGACAGAGACGAAATTTCTGCCAGCACGGACCAATGTCCTTTACGAGTCCTTGAAGATGGAGTGTCCACCTCCAATCCCTGCTTTACGATCAAGATCACCTCAACCGGAAGACCTTGTGGAATCTTTGGTGTCCGTGAATCTGACTATCCCGATGTCGGCGTGGTCTGGATGTGCGGAACTGATGATCTCCTTGCCTACTCCTTCACCTTTCTTAGACACTCAAGGAAATGGCTAAAGAAGCTGCATGAAAGTTATGATTTATTGTATAATGTCATTGATGCGCGTAACAAGCTTCACGTTGCTTGGCTTAACTGGCTGGAGTTTGACTTCGTTCACGAGTTCCCTAAGTATGGGGTGCAACGTAGAAAGTTCATAATGTTTATAAGATATGATGGAAATAGAACTTATACCGATATTAGCCTGTAACCCCATGCTTCTGATGGTGGCCTCGCTGGCCATTAGTGCTGCCAGCGGTGCGGCCCAGTTTTCTGCCCAGAAACAAGCAGCCAAGAAACAGGAGCAATATCAGCGGGACGTCAGCAAGGAGTTGACCAAACAAGAGGCGGCTGATCTGACTGACAAGGTTAACTCTGATCTGGAGGCTAAGTTAGCCACGGCAGCAGAGCAGGAGAAGCTCCAGAATAAAGCTATGCTGGCTAGGTCCAAGGCTCAGGCCTCGGCAGATGCGTCAGGATTAACGGGACATTCCATTGATGCCTTGATGCAGGAATATTATGGACAGGAAGCTCAGTTAAGCCATGCCCTTACTCTTGGTGATCACACGGCAACCGCAAGAATGCAAAGGGCTCTGGACAGATCAGCAGCAAACTTTAGGGGCAAACAGGTTTCGACCTTTCGCCCTGTCAACCACCCCTCTCCCGCTGCTTACGCCCTGAAAACAGGAGCCAGCATGCTTGGTGGGGTATCAACATATTACTCAGGTGGGTTTGGGGATATAAAAGGATCATAGATGGCTAAAAGAACCAGAATTGCTCCAGATGCCATCGATGTATTAGGAGTTCCTAAATATCAGAAGGCCAGACCCATTGAGCCTCTGACTGCAATTGGTGCAGCAGCCCCGGCTCAAGGACAGGAGCCGTTAAGTCAACTGGCGACAGGCCTTGAGATGTTCAACGTGTCGGGGCTCAGGGCTCTCTCTGCTCGTACCGGCTATGCACAGAAGGCGGCAATGGAGCAAGTACCGGCACTTCAAGCTGCTGTAAAGGATACGACTCTTGAGATCAGCGAAGCACTTGACAAGATTGATGGGGTTCGCTGGGGGAACCCTGCGCTTTACTCAGCGGCTATAAAATTTACAGGAGCAACCGAAGCTCCGCGAGATTTAGATAAGATTTATCGCCAAAAAGAAACCCAAGATTGGATCAACGAGAACAAGGATGCAGAGGATTTTCCACAGCTTCTGGAAGACCATATCATGGGTCAGGCTATCGAGAGGCTGGACCCCGATAAACGGGTTAGTAAATATTTTAGAACAGGCTATGACCCTGCCTATGAGGAAGGAGCAAAGAAGAGAAATGAAGTTTATGTCAATCTCTGGGACCAACGTAAGAAGTCAGCGGTCAGGCTGGCGGGTATTAAGGTAGCGCGTAACCTGTTAACTGATGTCATTACAGCCGATGGAACCAAACAATCACTAGCTAACTTTAAAGAGAAAGCCTATGAGGGGCTGTATGGTCCGTGGGCTATAAGCAAGAAGGAGGGAATAACTTATAATAGAGAGTTCTGGTCGAATATTATTACCCCTGTCTTTGAGTTGGCATTGGAAAACCAAGACATTGATGTTGATGAGCTAACTGAAATCTACCGGAAGGTAGGCTCCATGCGTCGGACCACAGAGAAAGGCAGCACGGAACTATGGGGAAACTTTAAGCAAGAAGCATTGCTTTGGTATGCCAAGGCAGCAGAGACAACAGAGAACCGTCGCAGAGCCTCCTCCAACCGAAGAGCAACAGAACAGAAAGAGTTTCGGGAAACATTTCAGGGGTTGCTACAAGACTTAGGAGACAACGGGGAAGGAGGGTTTGAGCCAGAGGTACAGGAGAAGCTGTCAGGTATTAATATCAATTCATATCGTGATGTTGACAGGCATAACGTCATGGAGTTTCTGGATATTGTTTCAGCAGACAGCCCCTATGTTCAGAGCCTGATGGATAGCGGCGAAGGAAGTCAGGCTATGTGGACCGAACTGGGAACCCAGATCAGGGTTGTTAAGAACCTGATGAACAAGTTTGCGGCAGAGGAATATGATAACAAAGGTACAGCCCAGTTAGCTTTTAATAGTGCTATGGACGCTACCTTTAACCAAGACCCCTATCTACAGAGTATCGCTGGTTCTTTTAGGGATCAGTATATGCCGCTGATTATTGGCGGGGGCCTGAACAAGGACCTTTTTCTTAGACGCCTGATGGCTGACCCACAGGCCCACGTTCCAATAGATGATCCAACAATAGAGAGCAAGGAAGGCGGGGCCTATCCGAAAGCTGATGGAACCTACCTGACCTTGGAGGAGCTATACCGTCAACGGCATCCTAATTACAATAAGAGCACACTACAGTTGCAGGGTGCGTTGCGAGGGTTTTTGGATAGAAAATTTTTCTCCGATACCGAGGCTGTCCCTGAAGCTCTTGTCTTTACTCACAACAAGTACAAAGAGATTTCCTCTGAAATGGAGAATACGGGTATAGTTCCAAAGGGAGCAGAGGAGTGGATACGCAACTCTATCTTTGAGAACATTCATGGGGACGAGAAGTTAGACCAAGCGGGAAGGGCTCTTCTAAGTCGCATTGATGAACAGCAAGAGGTTAAGTATATCTTCACCGAGACGGGACACCCAACCCAGTATCAGAATCTTGATATATTAATAAATAAGGGCAAGCAGGATGAAGATTTTTATACGAACGGCATCGATCTCTATCTACAATCTAAGTCAGACATTCGTACACCGGGGGACCCATTTGCTATAGGCGGTGCTGCTGGCGCACTATTACACCCAGAAGGAGCAGTTGTTCGTGCGAGTATAGCAGAGATGGCTCCAGCAGTCATGGCTGTTAATGCGCTGCTTACGGAGATGGCCAAAGAAAGAGCGAAGCTCGCTCAGAATTGGCTCGATAAAACCAGAGCAACGGGAATAACTGATCCTACTGAACTAGCGGTTGAGTTTAATAAATTTGGTTTGGAGGAGATTAAAGATGGGCTGGAACGTTTTCTGGATACACAGATTCCTCTCCAATCAGGCCTTCTTAAGCAACGGACTGATCCAAATGCTCCTGATGCCGACTCCGTCGTAAACCCGGATGGCTCAACGCGAACCACCACGACTGATGAAGGGTCTTCCGCAGATACACAGGCTTCGACCCACATAGTCATGCGGGACCACAGCCGCGAAACGGCCGGGAAAATCCTTGAAGGCAACACACAGCAAGACATAGAGACACTCTCTGTTCCAGAAGGACAACAGCACAATGTTGCCGTTGAAGCCTACATGGGTCCTAAAGGCGATGAGCTCCTTAAGGAACAACAGATGGTTCGTGAGTATGTTGATAAGACTAAACGCGATCTTTCCACAGCCTTGGTTGCCAACGCCAAAATGGTCAGGTCATTAGGTGGTCAGCTTGAAGACCCGGAAAAAGCCAAGAAATATCATGAAGAAGTAGCCAAGAAGCTTAATCTTAAAAACCAATATATCCGGTTGATAAAGGAGCACGAGAGTTTTGATTATAAAAATCTAACCAACTCTGATGGAGACGCATACTTTTTCAACAGACAATACTCAATGGAGGTAGGCGACAGGGAGGAGAGTATTGAAATCTTTCCGTTTAACGAGGGGATATCCTTTCCAGAGGTTCGCATAGTGGACAACTGGGCCGAACTTGGGGAACTAAATTCTACCTTCAGCACATTAAACGAAGCGATAACCGAGGGAGATCAAGCAGCTTTTGACGCTCTCAAGGAGACAGACCAATGGAAAAGGTTTAAACAATTTGCAGGGGTTCTCTCGGCAGGCGGTATACAAATCCTTAGCGATAACCGCAACATCAGGGAGGACGCCATACGCAAGCTAGGCAAGGCTTCACAGGCTTGGAGGGCTGACATGATTGCCCATGATACTGATGCTCTTCCCGGTGCAGAGCAAATGGCCATCAAGGATCAGACGTTTAAGAATTTCTTTGAGTCTGACCAATGGGCAGACACGGGTTACAAGGTTCCTTCCGGTAAGAATTTTCAATATGCTGGTGAAGAATATTCTCCTCAACAAGCGGGGCATGTTCGCTCAATACTCACCAACAATCAGCGTATAGCAAACGAAGGCTTGGATGTTGAAGATGGAGTAACTCTTAAAGATTTCTACAGACTCTATGCGGGTCTATCAGGTAACCAGATTACTAAAGCCTTTAGTATGGGTTTTCCTTATACTTCTACACCGGGGATGGTAGGACAAAGCGGCACATTTCTCGTGCCGTTTGATTACGAGTCGCCTACGTCAGAGGACTACGCTTCAGGGGGCTTTGGACCTATGAAAACGGTCGTGGCCTTTGAGCTTACCTTGGCTGACATGGGTTATGAGAAGCCTTTGCTTTCGGCTCGTAAGTTTAATCCCTTCATAGACTTTAAAGCTAAGGCTAATGAAGTGTGGCATCCTAATGATCCACGTTGGAAGTACGCTCCTGAATCTTCCAAGATTCCGAGGAGCAGGAGCAGAAGGGGGGGCGTCTCACCAGATGTTCCAGCTTGGTCACCAGACAGCGGCGACCCTCCCCCTCTTGTTGCACAACGACGCCAACGGGGAGATTTTTATGAACCAACAAGCGGCAAAAGGAGACAAAGCGGGTTCCTAGCTGATATGTTAGAACTCTTTACATTCGGTATGGCAGATACAGCAGATCGTTTTCGTAGCAAGGAATTCGATGACCGCTTTCATCAATATTTTAATCTCTTAAGTGGAGGCAGCAAGGAGGATGTTGTGGTTAAGATGTCAAAACCAAATAGCGTCCACTTTGTTGATGGTGTCGCTGCGCCTTCTCTCCTACCGGGAAAAGATGTCTATAGTAGTCAGCCTCTCTTAGCCTCCAAGAGTTGGGAGGAGCGCAAGAAGGCAGAGTTTAAGAGTCCAGACTTGGCCCGTGCCTATAACACTTTGCTGAAAGGCATGGTGCTTTCAGATGGTTTTGATTCTCATCCGTTCTTAAAGAATTTTAATGTTCATCCCTTGGCTCTGCCCTTAAGGGCATCCCCTCAGATCGAGTCCTTTATAGCTGAAGAACTCATGGCTAAAGAGGTTGAGTTAATGATTAATAAATAATGAGCGACCAGACACAAATACAGAAGCTTCAAAAGGAAGGCCGTCTCCCCAACTTTGGGTTTGAGCCGCAAACGTATGGAAGAGCGACTAGCACAGAGCAGCGCAACTTCAATAACATGCAGAGACTCAAGGAGCAGTACACCAATAGCGAATATGATTGGAGGGCTGCTGCCAGAAACAAGGAGGGTCCATTCACAAAGTTTGGCGCATCCATAGGTTATGGTGCTTTTGAGGGTATCACCAACATAGCCAACGTTCCGGGTGACTTAGCGGGACAGGAGTCCCGGTTTGATCTTCAGCCGATGGTCCGACGTCAGGCTGACACTAAGGGTGGTCAGATATTTCTAGATGTAACCAGCGGCATCACACAGTTTGTTACCGGCTTACCGCTTGGTGGGCCTGTTGGAAGAGTTGTAGTGGGGGCCACCACAAAAGGTCTTAAGGTTGTTAGAGGAGCAAAAGCTGCCGACAAGTTTACGCAGGGTGTGCGAAAGAGAGAACTGGCCAGAAAGGGGATTGATTGGAAAACAGGAAATCGTATTTCAAGTTTCGGCAAAGTAAAGGCTCATACACTTGATGGTGTCTTAAGGGGATACATTGCGGATTTCTCGGCTTTCGACGGGGACCATAGTTTATTGATGTCCTTCTTCCAGAGTAACCCGGAGCTTCAGGATGCCTACAGAGATATCACGACTATTCCCGGTTGGGAACGAATGACCAACGAGGAGCTTACCGCTGAAACAACAACCCGAATGGGTAGGGCATGGCACAACCTTAGTGGGCGGGGCATGTATGCTACTGAAGGTGCTGTTCTAAACGGTTTCTTTAATGTGTTCTGGCAGTCCATCAAACTGGCTTGGCTTAGGGATGGCCTGCTTATAAAGGGAGCCGAAGGAGGCAGCAAGAAAGCCATTAAGGGAGCCGAACGAACAGCAGCTAGGGCAGAAAAGGCGGGTCTTAGCGAAGCAGAGAAGGTTAAGATCGGAGAGGAAGAACTTAGTTTTGCCACTCCCGGCAAGCAAGTTCGCATGGATACCAATATTGATGATGAAGTTCTTGGCAAGGTTGCCAAGGAGGAATCAGAACTTAGCAAGGAAGTCTCAAAACATGAAGAAGCTTTAGATGCTGTTGATGCAAAGAAGAGTGACCTGAATGCGAGAGCAGAGGAGACAGAGTTGGTTCCACACAAGTGGGATGATGATCTTGTTCCCAGAGATGGGCCAGTAGACCCAGCTACAGGGTTGAACACGGCTGTCTATGAAGGCAAGCCTGTCCTACATAACCGTGATTTCGCACCTCCCATTACCAAGACTGTCAAGGGGAACAAGGCTGTAGATATTATAATTAGAGGGGCCAACGATGCCGAGGTTCTGGTTAATCAGGAGTTGGTTGCCAAGGCTTGGGGTGTTACGGGTGACCTGTTGCCATCCGAATTCTTAGGTGTAACCAAGAAGGGTGCGCCTCGTTATGGCAAAAGCAAGATAGCCCGTGATGCCTTCAACAACGCTGCGGAATACGAGGCGTGGTTAATAGCAAGACATCAGGCCAAGATTAAATTCTCCAAGGTCAAGGGTGAGAAGGCCTACCAGAACAGGCTTGATATTCATGCTGCCAATACCCTGAAACGAAAGGGAATAGGAAATCTCTGGAAATATGAATTCGATGCCATCCCCGGCTTTGAGCACCTCACGGTTGATCAGAAGATAATGGATGATCTGTTGTTCAAGGGTGGTTCCAAGGATGCTAAGTACATAGCTCGTCAGCTTGAGTTAGCTGCCCAAGGCAAGGGCAAGGGAATGGATGATTTATTGTTGAAGGCCACCAAGGTCATGAACATTGATGGAACCCTGACTGATGCCGGTCAGAAGTATTTTTCTTCCCGCTTGATGCACTTCTTTATGATTAACATGAGGAAGACCTTTGTTGATCCGAAGAGTGATCAACTGGCCAAGGCAATCGGGTGGCTTGCAGACCCACAAGCAATGACCCCCAAGGATCATCTTATTAATGATGTGATAAACCACATTAATAATATTGCTGATACTAACTCCATGAATCCCCGAATGGTTATGGAGAGGTTCCGCAAGGGTTACGGAGATTACAAGGAGCTCTTCCCAGAGTTAAAGGTCCCGGCAAAGGATGTTGAAAAATCCCTGATGGAAGACGCCAGCGTGATGAAGGAGCTTTATATCCGCACATGGGCCTATCGCCTTGATCAGGTAGTATCCATGACCAACTTCCAGAAGCTTAATAAGAAAATAGCAGACGGAGCCAAGGGCAGTAAGTTTTTCGTGGAGTATCTTCGTGAGTTGAAAAAGCTGGAAGCAAAGCTCACGGCCTTCCAAAAGCTAAGGACCGCCACGGGACGGGCCTTGGCTGCTCATAAGAGTCTGGAGATTGATAAGAATCTAGGCGGAAACATGAAAAAGATGCGGGAGGAAATCATTAACCGAGGGGGTGGAAAGGAAGGATTACAGAAACTAGCGACTAGGGTTCAGGCTGTTATAGATCAAGGCAAGGAGGCAGCAGACCTATTGGAAGCCGGTAGGATGGGGGCTACTGAAGCTGGCATGGGAGGAGCTAAAAAGCTTCTTAATAAAACCATTACAGGAGTTGATATTCATAATGAATACTGGCTGAATTCAATCTTGAGCTCCTTTAAAACCCAAGCTGTAAACACCATAGGCACGGCTCTTCACCTAACATGGAAACCACTAGAGGGCCTTTTAGGCACTCAAGGAAGCGCATATACCAAGAAATATTTCAGACAGAACCTGTTGTATAGTGCCATTATAACCGCCGAAACGTTAAAGTTACTAACTATTTTGGGGATGAATAAACTACGGCACGGGATTAAGGGGGCCGGAGATGAGGCGTATCACGAAGGCCGTAAGGCAGTCTTTGGCAAGGCAACACACGGAGCAGGAGCCTTGGCAGGAGCCCGTAAGGCCTTTAGAAGCGGCAAGCCAACCCTAGAATCCAGAAGTGCCTTGTTCGATTTGCAGCCTGAAGTTGCCATTACAGGGGATATCCTTCCAGATGGTATAGCTAATTCGGAATTCTTAGGGGCTCCCGTTGGGAGACTCGCGCAGGATATGATGAACTGGGCTGGAAAAATGATACGACTCCCAAGTCGATTCATGATTTCTACTGATGAGCTCTTCAAACAGGTATCCTTCAGGGCTTCAGCTATGGCTCGTCTAACGGCAGAAGGCTTTGAGCATTACGAAAAGCAGGGCATCAGAGCTACCAAAGAGCAGTTGTCTAACTATGCTGGCACACGATTTCAGGGTTTGGTCAGAAAAAGCGGGTCCAGATACACCCCAGACATTCTGGAGGACGAAGCTTGGGCGATGTATACTCAAGCTGTTCGTCACGCAAACGATTCAGGGGAACCTCTGCCAAAGGAATATGGAACCAGAGATGACTTTATAGTCAAGTATGTCGATCAAAATTATGACTCTAAGCGGTCCACCTTGTCAGATTATGCTATGGAGAATGCTGAAGATGTCACGTTTACGAGGCAACTAGATCAAGATTTTAAGGTTTTGCAGGAGCACGGAAGGCTGGGTTCCTTTGCAACTTCCGTTCAGAAGGAGGTTCAGGATATAGTTGGAAGACATGGGTTCCTTCGGATACTCATGCCGTTTATTAGAACCCCTGTTAACTTGCTGAAGTTCCCCCTTCAACGTTTTCCAATTGCTCCGGGTCAAGGGACAATCGATAAGATGGCCGGTAACGGAGGGCTCATGAAACGGTTTCACATGCGGTATCAGGCCGACATGCTTAGTGGGGACGCAATAAAGATGGCTGAAGCTCGCGGAAGAATCGCTACAGGTATGTTCATGTACACCGGATTAGGTTTTTTAGCCGCAAGCGGGGTTGTTACAGGTGCTGGACCACAGGACGCTCGTCAAAGAAGAACCAAAATGGCTACCGGATGGAAGCCCTATTCAATTCAGGTTGGTAATAAATATATTAGTTACCAACGTCTTGACCCTTTTGCTTCAGTCTTGGGGATGTCCGCAGATATCGCGGAATTCTTGGAGGAAGCAGATCGCTTGGGAGACTTTGACAAGGAGTGGGCTCATACCCTTATGTTGTCTGGTGTCTATTCCATCTCAAACAACATCCTTAACAAGAGTTATCTTGCGGGGCTGACAACTGTTCTACAGGCCGGGATGAATCCTGCCGGTAAACAGGAATACTTTGATCGTCTGGTGGAGAAACAACTAACCTCCTACATTCCAAAAGCTTTCTCTCAGTTCACCCCCTTGACAGACGATCCAATGGTCAAGGCCACCTATGATCTTATGGACTCCATGAAAGCCCAGATTCCGGGCTTCGCCGGTAGCGTGGAGCCTCGAAGGAACCTTATGGGAGAGCCTGTCACAAAAATGGATGACAACCTAGCTGCCAGAGCTTCATCACTATTCAATCCATTCCCTTATGCCACGATCAAGAATGACGAGGTACTGGATAACTTGGCCTTCTTAAACTATGGCTTCACACCGATGGACCCCAAGCTAAGTAATCAGCCCTTTCTGGATATGCGTGATTTTAAGGATTCAGATGAGCGAACAGCCTATGATTACTGGCAGGAGAGGGTCGGAAAAACCAAGATTAGTGGCAGGACATTACGGGAAACTTTAATGAAACTGTTCAGGCACAGCACTTACCGAAAGGCTTCAGAGCTTTCGGACAGACCTGAATGGCCTCTTGGGTCTGATGATCCGAGAGTTAAATGGGTTAGTGGAATCATGCAGCGATACAGGGCCAAATCAAAGATGGAGACACTTAAGAGATACCCGGAACTGTTGGAGGCCTTTTCTCGTTACAAGTCTACCCAGCGCAGGAATCTTAACTTCTCTCTAACTCGATGAGATACTCCAGATACTACGCAGCAGCCACAACGAATGAGTCAGGTGTCCTGACCCATACAGTCAGTAATCCTAATAATATTAATTTTGGTTATCTGGCCAAGACTCACCTTGAGTTTCGTATCTCTGCGAATAGTCAAACCCTTACGGCATTCACGGCAGACATAGATGCCGATGATGTCTCGGCGTTATCCCTTGGCAACGATTATACCTTGGACCTTAGCCATGAGTTTGCCTCAACCAACAACATGAACCTGACGCCAACGGCAACTTATTATCTTTATGTAAAGCGAGCCACACCTAAGCTGACTCACTTTGTAGACTTTCAAGGGGGAGCACCCCTGACAGAAGCTGACCTTGATAACTCCAATAGGTACAGCTTGTTCAGGGAACAGGAGATTGAGGATGACCTCTCGGATACCCGTGAAGATATCCTTGCTATCCCTGACCAGCTTTCTGATGATGTCTCGCGTCTTAGGACATCGTTTACCACCTCTCTAGTGGGGGGACAACAATTGCATGATGTGACACACAATCTTGGTTACCATCCCGTGGTACAGATATTTGAAGGGAGCACTCCCGGTGTGCAACTGGATTGTGAGGTGACCCATGTGAGCACATCTGTAACCAGACTGACGTTCTCAGGATCGTCACCAGCATCAGCAACAGCGGAATTTAGATAAAATGGCAGAAAAGAAAATCTTTACGGGCTACACCTTTTCGGGAGGTGGGCAGACTAAGAACTTCAGGCTGGAGGCAACAGATGATGACCCTACCAATGTAGGCAAGGGTCATGTTTACTTTAATACCACGGCTGGGTTTCCAAAGGTATCCACCGTAGACGCAGGCACAGAGACATATGCCACCATCCTGACTACCGATTCGGCTATAGCAGCCTCTCAGGTAAATCTCACGGCTGTCGATGCCATTACGCTTGATGGTATGGATACATCAGCTACGGCTGTTGATGCCAAGATTCCATACTACGGGACAGGCGGGGTACTTGCAGTAGGAACCCCTACGGACCCAACCCATGCGACTCCCAAATCTTATGTCGATGCAGCGGTTCAGGGGTTGAACATTCTTGAGCCTTGCCGTTTATCACAGACTTACGCTGGACAATTTAAGACCAAGGGAGGCAGCAAGGATGCCACCTATGCCAACGCCACACCAGACCCAGTTAGCAATACAGCCATCTATAACTCCACGATTACGGCAGATGCCAATGGAGCCTTATCGATTGACGGAGTTGCAGTCGCCAATGGTGACCGTATCTTGGTGAGATGGCAGGGACTTGGTTCCTCTGGGGCGGGGGATACCACTAATAGTGAGGCCTACGAGAATGGTATCTATGATGTAACAGCCAAGGGTGCAGATGGAAGCAGTCCTTGGGTGCTTACCAGAGCCAAAAGCGGTGCTTCTGCTACCGTTATTGGGGATCAACCTTGGAAGGAATACAGGAACACAGATCAGATCAACAAGGGTGACTTCCTGTTCGTCACTCATGGTACAGATAATATTAATGTTGGATGGGTAATGACCTCCAGCTTTGGCTTTACTGCCAACACAGCCCGTATCGGTCAGTCATCCATCTCCTTCACCCAGTTTACCGGGGTAGGAAACATCAGCGTAACGTCCAACGGATCAACTGCTGCGCCCCTTACGAAGTCGAGCAATACGATTAACTTTGCCTACAACACCGACAGGTTTGCGCTCACTAGCGAAGCATTGGACGTTAAGGATGATGGCATAGACACCCTCCAACTAGCCGACGATGCCGTTGAGCCAGCCAAGTTGTTGGAGACGGGTGATTTCCAAATGGGAAAATTGGGTCTAGCTGGGGCGGCTGGGACGGCTCTCCTCACTTTGCATGGTACGAGTGGTATCTATATCAACAGCGGTACAGACGAAGATCATACGATCATTAACATGACCGGGGTTACGGGGGGCGGCAAGCTGACTTGGGATGACAGCGAAGAAGCCTTCAGTATGAGCAAGGGGTTGAGGGTAGCGGCTGGCACAGTCGGCATAGGAGCAGACGCAACCTCACCCAGCGGAACCCTGCACGTTTCTTCGGGGAGGTATGGGAGTGAGAAGGTTGCTGCTGCTGCTGACCAAAACTGGGGAACCCCACAAACGGATAGCGGCAATGACTCGGATGACCGTGATGATTTCAATGACGCTTATGTTTGGAATACGGACGGGAACATAACTGACATTAGTGTTGCGAGCAATGTTCTGCAATTTACTTCAGCATCAAGCGGCACAAGTGGGTTATATTATTCGGTGGCAAGCGGACTAGTTGCTGGCAGACGCTATCGCATAGTAATCGGTACT